AGGCGGTTGAGGCCCCCGACCCTCCGCAGGACGACGGCTATCTCGGCGGGGGTTACCCCCTGCCTCCACCGCTTCGTGACCTCGGCTAGCACCTCCGGCCCGGCTTGGCAGAGCCAGCACTTCGGGTGCCCTCGGGCCTTCCTGAGCTTGGCGGCCTCCTCGAAGTGGGACTGGAGCTTCTTCTTGAGTGGGGGTACGGTCAATGGATGCCTCCTTGCCCATGGCCGCCGTAGACCGCTAGGACCGCGAGGAGCACGGCCAGCTCCTCTTCCGACTCAGCCGTCGAGGTGATGAAGCTGCCACCGGGCTGCTGCTGCTGCAAGCCCGAGTAGGAGAACGACGCCGCGATGGACGCGACCGCCTCAACCAGCCCGGAGTAGGACCGGGTGCCGAGCCGGAAGGACGTCGTGGCGAGGACCTGCGCCACCGCCTCCATCTGCCCGGAGGCGGCCTTGAGCTTCGCCCACGACGACGCCACCGCTGCGGCTCCGGCGATCTGTCCTGCGTAGGAGCGTATCGTCGCGCTGGTAGAGGACGTGGTGGCCGAGACGGTTGCCACCGCAGCGACCTCGCAGGAGGGGGACTTCGTTCTGGACCAGGCCCCGCCGACTGCGCTCGCGCCGCTGACGACGCCTGCAAAAGCTCTCGTTCGTACAGTCGAGGAGGAGACTTGAGCTGCCAGAGCGACCGAGCCAGCGTAGGAGTGGATCACCCCTCCGGCTTGGTAGGAGTACGCCCCGGCGACCTCGGCGGCGAGGGCTACAGCGCCCGAGTAGGCATAGGTCGAGACCTTCGCCGTGGCCCCGGAGACCTGTGCTTCTGCCGCGATCTGTCCGCTCGCGGCTCGCGCTCGTGCCCACGCGCCCGAGACGGCGGCGGCTCCGGCGACGGCTCCCGAGTACGCTTTCTCTTTCGCGGTCGTGGCGGCGACGGTGGCGGCGCACGCGACGGCTCCGGCATAGGAGCGAACCGTGAGCCTTGAGATGCTCGCCGCGACCTGAGCAGCGGTGGCGATGGCACCGGCATAGGCGCGGATCGAGACCTTGGACGTGGTCGCCTGGACAGTGGCCGCAGCAGCGACAGCCGCCCCGGAGTAGACCCGAACCCTGGCGTAAGGAGCCGAGACCGTGGCGGCCGTGGCGACGGCGACAGCCGGGGCCTTCGTCTTCGCTCTGGTGGCAGCGACCTCGGCCGCAGCAGCGATGCTGCCTGCGTAGGTCCAAGTCGAAGCTCCTCCGCCAGCCGGGGCCTCTCCGCTGAACGGTACGCTCGAAAACGGGTTGGAGCCAAACCCGGCCACCTAGACCCTCAGCTTCTCCACGAACCAGATAGCGCCGGGACCGCACTCGAAGGGCAACCCGTAGATCGAGAGCGCCTCGGAGACTCCCTGCCAGTCGCGGTCGTGCCCACAGACGAGGCGCGTGGCCTTCGGCGTCCACAGCGTCAGGTCCACGAGCGCAGCCTCGCGCGTATGCTCGCCGTCGATCCAGACCATCTCGGCGGGAGCCAAGATGCGAGCCGCCTGGAGGCTCGTGTAGGCCAGCACGGTGACGTTCTTCCAGGGGCTCAGGTTTCGTTCGGCTTCGTCCCTGATGCTCGTGGTCTTCGCCTCGGCGTGTGCGCCGTCCAGTTCCGAGGGCGACCCGTGAAAGTGGTCTACGGTCCAGACCCATCCCGTCGTGCCAGCCGCCAGCGCCGACGCCGAGCGGCCCATCCAACAGCCGACCTCAAGGATCGTCTTGAAGCGAGACGCCTGATCGTGGAGCCATTGAAGCTCGTCCGGCTCGACGAAGCCGGGTATCTGCATCGAGACCTCTGGCGTCCAGTCGCTCACGACGACAGCTTCCCCTCCATTTCCTTCTGCGCGGCGCGTGCCCGCTGCATGAAGGCGCGGAACGTAGACGGCAGGAGCCGGATCGCCTTGTGATGCGCGACCTCGGGCAGCGGGTTGCACCAGATCGGCATTCCCGCCTCGCGCACGCGGCGGCAGAACGCGATGTCCTCGTTCATAATCTGCGGCTTCGCCTTGCTGGTCGGCGTGATGAGTTCCAGCCAGAACCACGGATACTCGATGCGTTCGTAGACGCTCATGTGCGTGAGCAGCGCGCCGCTCCCGGCCGCGTCCACTTGGAACGGCCGCATGTCGTCTGGCGGGGCGATGTTCTGGTACTCGCCCGTCTCGACCTCGCGGAACACCATGTCCACGACGAAGAAGCCACCGTCGGTCGCCTCCGGCCCCGCCATGACGTTCGAGTACAGGCCGACTACGACAGGGCGCTCCTTCGCGTCGCCGGTCGCCATCAACTCGCGCAGCAGCGTCGGAGGGAACGCCTCGTCTGTGTCGATCTGGAGGAGCCAGTCGGCGCGCTCGCGCTGCGCCAGTTCGACGAGGATGTTCCGGTTCTCCATGACGTAGAGGCTCGCGCTGTACTCGATGGGGAGAAGCTCGTAGTCGTCGCTCGGACTCAGAAGCTCGTGGCGCTGAAGGTCCACCAGCGACTTGACGAAGCCGGGGTGACACGAACCGCCGACCGGGAAACCGACCATCACGCGCTGTCTCACAGGTCCGTCTCCACATAGAGCTTGGCGAGGAAGTGCGCGACCGCCGAGCCCGCGCCGCCCGCCACGTTCCTGCTCTCGCAGTGAGCATAGAGTGGCGTCGTGCCGGTCGGCAGGTTCGACGACTTCTCGGTGTCGGCGAGCACCACGGTCCCGGTCGTAATGTCCACGACGCGGAACGTGATCTTCGAGTCCGATGGCTTGCAGAACATATAGAAGTCGAACACCTCGGCCGATCCGCCAGCCGCCGTCGTGCGCCCCGTAGTGGTCTTGCTTGTCGTGCTAGCGTCGCGCGTGAAGACCTGCCACGTCGTCTCGCCCGTGTCCTTGCTCATGCCGCAGGAGTTGTTCACCGCGCTCGGGTCGCCCGTGATGTTGCCGCTCGCCGCACCGAGGCCGCACCACGTCTGCATCGTCGAGGTGTACGTCAGAATTCCCCACCGCGCGACGAAAAAGAAGCCCCGGTTGCGGATGGCGATGGGCGCGGTCGTGCGCGGCCCGGTAGCGTTGCCAGCCGTAGTCGTGGTCGTGTATGTCGCGCGACGAACAGCGGTCATCACGTTCGTATCAGCGATGGTCGGGTGCGCCTGCGTCGCACTCACCGTCCACGAGACCCCGAACGCGATGCTCGCCGTCGTGCCCGTGCCCGGCAGCCAGAGCGTGACGGCGTTGCCCCAGAGCGTCGGCTGCACCGCACTGTCCACCCCGCTCGGGCCGATGAAGCGCGGCACCGCACGGCCAGCGAGCGGCTTCACATAGAGCAGGTTGCCGGAGGCGGGTGCTGGCGGGTCTGCCGTCAGCGGCGGCAGGAACGTGCGCTCCGCGATCTGCGTGATGAACACGCTCTTGGTTCCAGACGCGAAGTTCACGGCCGCGTCTGCGTTGCTACTGCGGATGACGGTCGTGCGCGCGAGTGCGGGAGTCGCCGAGACGTAGGTGCCCAGGCCGACCTCCCATGCCCCGTTCGTCTCGTCCGCGATGCAGTAGAAGCAGGTGTCGTTGTTCGCCATGACGGAGGCGAAGTTACGGTAGCCGGTCGGGGCGGTGCCCGAGAGCGTGACGTTTCCCGTGCCGGTCGTGGTCGTCGTGTCCTTGACGCGGTCAGCTTGAATGTGCGCCATGTCGGTTACCTCATTCTCCGAGTGGCCTGCCCTGCCACCACTCAGGGACCGTCACCGGGAGCGACTTCCAGTGCCGCGCGAGCACCTTCGTCGTCGCCCACACCTCGTAGCCAGCCTCGACTGCGCGGCGGCAGAAGACGAGGTCTTCCCCCATCTCGTCCCCGTCCGGCAGGTCTTGCCACGCGAAGTGCCGCCAGCGGCGGCCCTCGTAGTTCTTGCCGATGGCCTGGAACACCTCGCGGTGCACCAGCAGCAGCCCGGCCCCACCGCCGTCGACCTTGAAGGTCTGGCCGGGCGGGATCTCTGGAAGCGTCTTGAAGCCTCCCGCGTAGAGGCCGTCGCCCGTCGCCGTCCACGAGTGCAGCATCGGGATGGGCTCGTAGAATCCGGCGTTCGCGCCCTCGTTGATGGCTCGGGTGTTCAGGTAGAGGCCGAGCATCACCTTCGCTCCGACCGCGCGGGCCTCGTCCATCATCACGCGCAGCAGGTCGGGCTTGAACTCCAGGTCCGTGTCGAGCTGGAGCAGCCACTCGGCCTCGCCCATCTTGCTCACGAGGCGGTTCCGGTTGCTGACGATGTGGCACGACCCCATCGCGCTGCACGCGATGTAGGTATAGTGCGGAGACGGCTTCCGCAGCTCGAACTCGACAAGCCCGGCGAGCGACGTCGCAAACAGCGCGTGCGTCGAACCGTTGTGCGGGAACCCGACGACAACGCCCCCGGTCATAGCAGTGGCGGGGACGCAGGCCCCCGCCTCCCTTGCGCTAGCTTCATGCCCATCCTCCTGACGGGCACTAGGCTAACCCAGGCGCTACTCGCTCACGTCCTTCAGCGAGATGCTCGGGGTGACCTTGATTGCGTCGCCGTTGTTGACGATGGTGTAGGGGCCGTCGCTGAACCGCTCGGCGCAGATCAGCCTGCCCTCGGTCGCCGTCGTCAGGAAGTAGCCGTAAACCGTCTCGTTCTGGCTGCCCGTGCTGGACGTGAAGGTCTGCTGCCCGTAGGTCGCCGTCGAGGGGTTCGCTTCGGTCACCGTCCACGAGGCTCCGGTCAGCGTCACGTTCGAGTACCCGGTGAAGGTGGCCTCGGTGTAGGTGCCTGCGGTGTCCGTGTCGGCCGGAGTGGTGTTGCTCTTGTAGAGCTTCAGCACCAGGTCGCGCGTGGTCGTGTCCTTGTTGACGATCAAGCCGAGCATCCGGCTCTCGCCCAGGTTTACAAGAAGTCCTGCCATCTGTCTGTCCTCCTACTGAACTGAGCCGTTCTTGTACTTGTCCGGGTCCAGCCCGGCACGGATCATCAGCGCGTCCACCTTGCGTAGTACCTCGGCTCGCTCTTTTCGTGACGCCTCCACCTCTGTTCCGAGAGCCTGAAGCTGTCGGGCGATGGTGGCGTCGGCCAAGCCCTGAGTGACAACGTGGGTGTCGAGCCGGTGCTCAATGATGGGAACCTTCTCGACGTTCGTGATCCATCTGGTCCCCGTCGCGGCCAGCATCGCCAGCGCCGCGAGAGAGACAAGGCCCCACACGGCTCCCGCCTTGAGGAAGCTCGCTAGCCGGTTCCCGTTCGGGATTTCGATGACCTCCCTGCTGCTCATGGCTCAACCTCGATGCCGACCATTCGCCCTGCCGGGTCGCGGACGACCTTGAGGTACTTGGGGAAGTTCGGCTCACGGACGACCACCTTGGGCTCGGGGACGTTAACCTCGTTCTCGACGACGACTGGCGTCGGGGCGGACGGCTGGACCTCGACGTTCACGGGGGCCGGGGCGAGCGCGGGGACGTTCACCTGCGGTTGCGGCTGCGCCTGAATCGCCGTGGCGAGCTGCGTCAGCAGCGGGGCGAGCATCTGCGCGAAGGCGCGGCCGAGCGCCTCCGTGTCGATGTTGACCTGCGCCGGGGGCGGCGGCAGAACGTGGACGACCGGGGCCGCGACCTCGACGACGGGAGGCGGGGCTGGCTCTGGAGGAGCCTGCGCCTCGATGATGCTAGAGAGGACCTCCGCGAGTCGCTCTCTGCGCTCGTCGCTCGACATCGTCTGCCTCCTCTGGCTCTCCTCCGGCTCGCTCCCGGCTTGCCGCTCCGGGCCGACGAGGGCGATCTTGCAGCGACAGTTGATGTGAGCCGGTGGACCATCGAACTCGCCGCCGCCGAAGCGTCCGCCGAGCGGCGCGGTGTCCCCGTCCAGCTCCGCGCAGTCGGCGCAGGCGTCGGACTGCGCGACCCACATCTTGCGAGCGCCCTTCTTGAGCTTCCCGGTCGACTGCCACTCGGCCCACTTCAACTGCTGAGCTGCAGCCTTGGTCTTGACGAGTTCGTACTCGGCGATGGTCTCGGCCCGCTTCTGGAGCAGCTTCCCGGCGTACTCGCTTCCGCGCCGGGCGATCTCGCTGGACGGCAGCCCGGCCTTCTCCATCTCTCGGGCGAGCGCGTTCACCGCCTTGACCTGATTCGCGTTGAGGCCGATGACGCTCTTGATGAGCTTCACCGCGTCCGCCTTGGGCAGCCCGCCGAACATGCGGTCGGTGATGACCTGACGAATCACGTCCCGGCCGCCCTTGATGGTGCGCCCGACCTCCGTCGCCACGTTCTTCTTCACCCATGCCTGGGCAGCGACGGACGGGAGCTTGGTCGGTTTCGCCAGCGTCTCGGGCAGGGTGCTCACCGGAGGCGGGCCTCTTCTTCGTCTTCGGCGTCGACGGCCTCTTCTAGCGTGGAGGTTGTGAGCGCCTCCCCGACAGCGGCCTCCCAGTCGTCCCAACTCACGGCGGACTCGGCTAGGTCGCCGTCGCCAGCCTCGAATGCACGACCGATGGCTTCGAGGTCGACCGACTCCTGAACGGACTCCACGGCGTGCTGGATCTGGCGAGCGAGAGCGCGGACGCGCTGTGTAGACATGGCTCCTACCTATGCCACTCGCCAGAGGCGGGGACGGTCACGACGAACGCCTGCTCTTCCTTCTTGACCTGCGTCTTCTCCTCGGCGGGCTCGGGCTTCTTCTCCTTGCCTCCCGTCAAGAGCTTCATCCCCGGCTTCTGGCCCGAGGGGAGCTGCTTCTGCTCGCCCGGCTTGGGCGGCTGGCCGGGCTGCTGGCCGGGCACCGGAGCGGGAGCGGCCTCCGGCAGCGGCTTGCCGACCTCCTTCGCCGTCTGCGGGATCAGGATGACGTCTGGCTCGTTGGGGATCGGTTTCTCGCCGATGCGTTCGAGGGCGCGGGACCGGGTGATGATGCCAGCCGTGAAGAGCTTGACCGCCCGCTCGATCTTGGCGTCCTCGGCTTCTTGGAGCGCCTGCACATGCTCCAGGTCGAAGACGATCTCCAGTTCCTCGTCGAACTCGGGGGCCAGCTCGGTCGTGAGCTTCTCGTCGATCCTCGCGTACATAGGCAGGAGCGTCTCCTGCCAGAACGTGCGGACGGCGGTCTCGTAGTTCTCGTAGGTCGAGTACTGCATCCCGATCCGCATCTGGACGATCTGCGGCGGGACGCCGAAGGTGGCGCAGAGCCGCGTCTCGGTCATGCCCCACACGTTGTCGAGCCGCAGCTTGTCGGGGCTGGTCCCGACCTCCTGGTACTCGGCGTCGGCGGTGATGACACCGATGCGGTGCCACTTGGAGGTTGCCCCCGTGCCACGACCATACCGCTCGGCCCACTGGTCCTGCATCCTCTCGCGTTCCTCACGAGAGGCTGGCGTCTTGAGCTTCAGCAGGCCAGCGGGGACGCCGCCGTTCATAAAGAAGGCCCGCATGTACTCCGCCATCTCGTTGTCGAGGTCGCAGTACTTCGCGGCAGCCATCAGCGGGGGCAGGCCGTTGTAGTCGTCGAGCGGGTCGGGGAGCGTGATGGCGATTACGTCTGCGGCGGGGATGCGCTGCGGGTAGCTCTCGCCCACCGTGTAGTCGTAGGCTTCCACCTCGCCGTTCGCCCCCGGCACGGGAGCGACGCGGTCGGGGCGCATCAGCGTGAGCGAGACGACGCCTGAGCGGGCGCGGTCCTTGTGGATGTACATGGCACCCGCCGCTTGCAGGTGCACCAGCCCGCGCTCGAAGAACGAGAACTTCGACTCGTTCTTCTTGGGCCGGTCCAGCAGCGCCTTAAGCGGGTGGTCATCCGGCACCGGCGTCTGCGTCTTGCGGTTGCGGACGATGATCTCCGGCTCCGAGACCGACGTGGCGATCTCGTTGATGCAGACGTTGACCACCACGTTCTTGCGGTAGCCCTCGTCGATCAGGTTCCGAAGCGAGAAGGTCGACGGGCGAGGCATCCCGCCCCCTGGACCGACGAAGAAGCTAGCCTGTGCAAGCTCGTTGTCGATCTTCTCGGCCTTCTTCTTGGAGGCGAAGAGTTCGAAGCCGAAGAACCTCACGGACGGTCACCCATCACGGGCCGCTGCGGAGGCGGGGCCTTGAGCGATGCGTCCCCGAGGCCGAGGAAGACGGCGATGGCGGCGAGCGAGGCAGCGACCTTGGAGGCGATCAGGCAGTTCAGGTGAAGCTGCGTCAGGACGGCCGAGAGGTCGCTGGAGCAGTTCAGCGACTCCCACCAGAGCAGGCTCAGGCCGAAGGACAGCTCGGCGGAATGGTCAGCGAGCAAGCGCCAGAGAGCGTTGTCGGTGAGGGCTGGCACGTCCGTGTTCCAGCCCTTGTCGAGCAGGCCCCCGCCAACGAGCGGGGCGGCCACGAAGAGGATCGCCGTCTGTGCCCACGGCTCCCCTAGCGCGGCAAGGACGGCGAAGGCGGCTCCGAACCCGAGACCGACGGCTGTCTTGTGCCCTTTCAGGCTCCAGTACAGCTTCTTCGCACGTTCCCCGGAGCGCCCCTCTGCGGCAGCCCGTATCTTCCCGGTGAGGATCTTCCTGATGATGGGACCGGCGAGCCTGCGAGCGAGCGCCGTCAGCGGGTTTGTCAAGGCGCACCTCCCGCACCTATTGGAACCGTTGGCTAGATGGGGGTCAAGAAGCGGACCATGTTTTCCGAGGCTGGCGGGGGCGCAGGGAGTCGAACCCTGGCCTTCGCGTTCAAAGCGCGAGGTGCTTCCGTTGCACCACGCCCCCGAAGGTGGAGCACGGGGCGGGAGTCGAACCCGCCTAGCAGGATTTGCAGTCCTGAGCCTAACCGACCGGCCCCCCGTGCCCGGACTCGACGACGTGAAGGCTGGCGGAGAGGGCGGGACTCGAACCCGCATAGCCTTGCGGCCGTACCGCGCTTCCAACGCGGCCCCTTTCCATTCGGTTCCTCTCCGTGGCGGAAGATGGAGGAGTCGAACCCCCTGCCGTTAGGCAGCCCCGGCGTTCAAGGCCAGTCGCGCTCCCGTGCGCGGCATCTTCCCGTGGTGACGAACGATGTGGTCTGCGGCATGGCTGGCGGCCCAGGAGTTCGGCTTGATGACGGCCCTGAACCCCTGAGACATCACCATGCCGACAAGCTGCTGAGCGTACCGGGCGCTCTCGAACTTCTGCTCGGGCGGGCTGGCGTCGATGTGGACCTCTAGTTCCCCCTTCACGACGGGTGCCAGCAGCATCCCGACCTCGACGGAGAGCCACGTCTCGCGCAGCAGCCGACGCGGAAGCTCTTGGATGCGAGGCACCACCTCGCGGCAGTAGGCGGCGCGACCGCCCTTGCCGGGAGTGTGGACGACGACCACGGTCACGAACTGCGTGAACCGGCCCGTCTGAAGCGAGTCGGTGCCGATGTGCACCGTCTGCCCGCTCCTGCAAGCCTCGGCTACCCAGGAGGCTAAGTCCTCGACCGGCTCATCCTTCAGCGTCAGCCATCGCGTCTTCATCGTTCCCCCTTCGGGAGCGTTCGTTCCCGAGATGGGAACGGTTGGCGGAGAGCCAGGGAGTCGAACCCTGTCGGCCTTGCGACCGTGCCCCGCTTCGAACGGGGTTCCCACCGTTAGGCTGCTCTCCGAATGGCGGAAGGAGAGGGATTCGAACCCTCGCGGCCCGAAGGCGTCGGCGGTTTAGCAAACCGCTGGTCTCCCATGCTCGTCCTTTCCCTTCCGTGGTCCGCGCGTCTGGACTCGAACCAGCTTCGAGGCGCTGATCTGGCGCATCCGCTTATAAGGCGGCTTGAGGACCTTCCTCCCCGCGCGGCAGTTCTACGACGCGCCACTTCGCCAGCCTGACCTCGGGCCACCGCCTCCCCATCATCCAGCGCCGGAAGATCGGTGCGCAGTCCATCACGACGCCGGACGGCGACAGCACGACGGCTCCGCAGGCCCAGTGAGTGTCGACCCACAGCCAGCGAAGCGTCCTGTCGGTGAGGCTGGAGCGCGCGGCGGGACTTGAACCCGCATCCCCCGGCTTAGAAGGCCAGCGTGCTATCCGTTGCACCACGCGCGCATTCTATGGTCCCCGTGGCGGGAGTCGAACCCTGCCTGGTTCCCGCTTAGGAGGCGGGTGCGCGTCCGCCGCGCATCACGGGGAAGGTGGAGGCTCCGGGGGGAGTTCAACCCCCGTCTCCCGGTTCGTAGCCGGGTGCCTTATGCGTTGGACCACGGAGCCATGGCCCCCACGGGCCGACTCGAACGGCCATCTCCGCCTTCGGAGGGCGGTGCGCTTTCCGTTTGCGCTACGCGGGGAAGGGTGGTAGCGGCAACGAGACTCGAACTCGTACCAGCGGATTGAAAGTCCGCCCGCCTGCCGTTAGCGTATGCCGCCCCTGGAGCCGCGCCCCGGAGTCGAACCGGGCGGCGTGGGGTACAAGCCCTCGCCGATCTCGGATCGCGCGGCGAAGCCGGGTTAGTTTCTCGCGCTGGCCCGGCACAGCGCGGGCCGACTGTGTCCGCTCGGCCGACACGGTCGCCCTCGGCTTGGAGGGGCCTCGACGTGCCCCGCACGGGGCCGTTTTCGAGCCTCTCGGCGCGAGGCGTGTGCAAGATGGAGCCGCCGACCGGGATCGAACCGGCTTCCTCCCGCTTACGGGGCGGGCGCTCTACCCTCAGAGCATCAGCGGCGTTGGTCCACCCGACAGGGGTCGCTCCTGTCGCCTCCCGGTTATCAGCCGGGTGCTCTGCTTACCATGAGCTACGGGTGGACGGAACTGGTGGGACCGGAGAGGGTCGAACTCTCGCCTGCGCGGGTTAAAAGCCCGGCGTGCTACCACTACACCACGGTCCCGTTCTGGCTCCACGGCCGAGACTCGAACTCGGACCTCACCGGTTAACAGCCGGGCGTGCTGCCGTTGTCACCACCGTGGAACGGTCTTCTTCTTCGTACAGGTACGGATCGACGCCGTGCCTCCCGAACACTTCAATGGACGGGCAGGGGCAGTCCGCAACGTGCATTCTGTGCTTCACGCACCAGAAGTCCTCGCAAAGAGGACAGCGTCGCCAGCACGGTTCTAGCTTCACGCTCTTCTCCTGCCTGGAGGCGAGCCATTCCTCCGCCAGCTTCTTGATCGTCAACGCGGTCACCTACGAGATGGCTGAGAGCCCGAGACTCGAACTCGGATGCGCGGGGTCAGAGCCCGCTGCACTATCCAGTTGTGCTAGCTCCCAGTGGTCGGGGGCACGGGATTTGAACCCGCATTTGCTCGACTCCCAGTCGAGGCTCTTGAACCGTTAGAGGAACCCCCGGACGAAGATGGTGGGGACGGGCGTGTTCGAAACGCCGTCTACGCGCTCCCAAGGCGCGTGCTTTGCGATCAAGCTACGTCCCCGATAATCGTGTGCCTTGCCCTCGGCGGCAAGGATGAAGATGGTGGAAGGGACCGGACTCGAACCGGCGCTTGCGGGCTTCCGACGCCCGTGGGCAATCCGCTACCCTACCCCTCCGAATGAAAGAAAGCCCGGTGTCCGTCGAGACCCGCCTGCCCCCGGCTTCGAACAGGTGGGGTGTCCGCGCGGACTTGAACCGCGACCAGGAGGGCCACAACCTCCCGTGCTTCCGTTACACCACGGACACATGGTAGCCCGCCAGGGAATCGAACCCTGCTTAACCGGCTTGTAAGACCGGGGCTCTCACCAGAAAGCGAACGGGCTGTAGGGGGTGGACCCTTTCGGGTCGCCCCATCGCTGGCTGCGGTGGAGACGCTTCCAGCGACGCGGGAGATCAGCCCCGCGATTCTCCTTCCCCCTGCGGCCGTACAGGACTCCACTCGGACTGGTGCCGACCCCCGGTGTCGCACCGGGTCCTCCTGCTCTTCAGGCAGGCGCTTCTACTGAGTTAGCTTGGTCGGCAGGTGGTAGCGCGTCAGGGAGTTGAACCCTGCTGTCGCGGCTTATGAGACCGCCGGGGTCACCGGACCCCCCACGCGCACCAGAACTACTCGATGAAGCCTACGAGCGTCGCCGAGACCGACGTCGCCGCCGATGGCGTGACGCAGACCGCAGCGCCGACCGGGGCGACGAGCGGGGTGTGGAAGGAGTGGCTCAGGTTGCCCCACAGGTTCGCGCCGAAGTACGCGGCAGCCGTCAGGTCCGCCGTTCCGGTCGCGCAGTTGGTCCCGGTGCCGGTGACGAGCTTGATCGTCTGCGCCGTAGCGACGTTGTTCGTGAGAATCACGTCCGTCACCTTGATGCTCTTCCCGGCCGTGAGCGCCTGACATTCCGTGGCCGACGAGACGCCCGTGACCCGGCAGACGAACATGGTCGCCGACTGCGCCTGAGCCTGCCCCGCAACGGCCAGCACGACGAAGACGAGAACGCTTACGATGAGCTTCTTCATCCTCCCCACCTCCGGGGTGGAATGTTAGCACCCGTCAGGGGTGGTACCGCCAGCGGGAATCGAACCCACATTCTCGGGTTGAGAACCCGGAGTCCTGACCGTTGAACGATGGCGGCAAAAGGCGGGGTTGCCCGAGGGTCCCCGCCAGACGCGACAGCGTCGAGCACCGCGAGTGCGGTGCTGCTTAGTGATGTTCGGCTTGCCTTTATCGGAGTCTGGCCGAACGACGTCAGTCTCCTGCTCGGGCGCATCTGCGTTTTCCCCGAGAGCGTCCATCCGGCAGCGGTGCGAACGCCATGCTCCGCTTCGCAGAACCGCATGGCTGGTCCTGCTCGGCTGGCCGGGGCAACCGATGACGAGCGTAGAGCCGCGAGGGGAGACGTTCCTTCGCGGGGGCCTGGAGCTTGAGGGACCTCGTCGCTCCGCGTGCGGCGGTAGGCGTGTGCTGACGCCTCGTTCCGTGCGGCGAGCATCCCAGGTGCGAGCTACTGACCCGACGCGGCGTCCCGCGTCCTGCCCCGCCAAGCCGACCCCCATGGAGGCTTCTCGGCTTCAGCGGCCATCACCCGCACCTGAGCTTGGTGGACCTTGTGGGTAACGATCCCACCTGAATTCCTGCTTGCAAGGCAGGCGACCACCCCATGCAGTCCCAAGGCCCAAACTTAGCGGTGGCGTGCTGCCTCTGCACCACGGCCTCCCCGAAGGGCGGCCGGTGGGACTCGAACCCACGTCTCCACCAGTGGCGGGGCGCACGGGATTCGAACCCGTCGCTTTCCGCGCTGACAACGCGGCGAGGACCCTAGCCCTCTCGCGCCCCCTCACTGATGGTCCCGGCCCCCGGATTCGAACCGGGACTCGTCCCGCTTTTGAGGCGGGGCCTCTGCCTGCTTGGGCTAGGCCGGGATGGTGCGCTCGGTGGGAGTCGAACCCACATGGACAGCCCTTTTAAGGGGCTCGCGTTCACCCGGTCCTAAGCCGGGCGCGTCTGCCGTTCCGCCACGAGCGCGGCAGTGTTTCACGTGGAACAGTTGGTCCCCCAGGTGGGATTCGAACCCACACGTTCTGCGGTCTGAACGCAGCGACTCCTGCCAGTTGGTCTACCGGGGGATGGTGCCGACGAGCGGATTCGAACCGCCACTGTACAGGCTCTCAACCTGCTCCCTCTGCCCGAGTTGGGGTACGTCGGCATGGTGCCCCCGGAAGGACTTGAACCTTCGCTTCAGCGGTTAAGAGCCGCGCGTGCTGCATTGACACTACGGAGGCGATGGAGCTGCTGTCGGGCCTCGAACCCGAGTCTGCGCCGTACCAAGGCGCTGTCCTGCCGACTGAACGACAGCAGCGGCTCCGCGTTTGCTCGCCCGTCTTGACGGGCACCTGCCGGGTACTGGGTACCCGTGAGGAGGATCGCGGCGTCCTTCTGGAGCGAGCGACCGGATTCGAACCGGCACTACAGGGCTTGGAAGGCCCGTCGGCGACCGTCGCCTCGCGCTCGCTCGGTACTAGGTGGTGGGGCGGGGAGGATTCGAACCTCCACGGGCGAGGCCCGACTGTCGGGTTACAGCCGAGTACGTTTCCAGTTCCGTCACCGCCCCGTCGCGCACCGCCGTTGCAGCGATGCGCCTACGTCTTGGAGCGGCTTACGGGAGTCGAACCCGTACCTCAGCCCTGGCAAGGCAGCGTGCGTCCATCACACAGAAGCCGCTCTGTTTCGCTTCACGTCGTCGAGTTGTCAAAGAGCCAGGACTCATCGGCCCACGACCGCTACATCCTCTCGCGGCCTCTCGCGCCCTTCTCGGCACGAGCTGGCGGGTGGTGAAGGATTCGAACCCTCGTTGTCCGGGTTGGAGCCGGAAGTCCTCTGTCCGCTAGACGAACCACCCATCGCGTGAAGAAAGCTACGCCCCAAACGATGCACTGTCAAGCAAGGTCCTTCGAGCAGCGAATGCAGACGGGCTGGTCCCACAGGCGTTCCCAGTCCTTCGGGTTGTCGTAGTCGCCGCCCGGCTTGAGTTGGCGCGGGTGCGAGACGCCCGGATGCCCGAGCAGGCCGCAGACGAACTGAGCGATGGCGAGCCGCCAGCCCGCGAAGCGGCACCAGATCAGCAAGTCGCAGGTCTCGCAGGCGATGTCGCCCGTGCAGCCGATCCATGGGTCGAACGCCTGCCGCCAGTGGACCCGGTGCAGGCGGACGAGGTGCCACAGGCCCGAGATGCGAGCCATGAGCGGCAGCCAGATCCAGCCCTCGAACCACCACGGCAGCTCCCTCATATCCAGATCCCGAGCATCCACTTCTTCAGCAGGTCGAAGGCGCGGTCCCACCGCTGCTGGTGCTCGTCGTCGTGGAGCTTCATGGCCGCGCGGAAGTCGACCAGCTCGTCTTCAGAGGCGGGGTGCCTCGGCGGATTGAAGCACTCGCAGTCCCACGAGAGGTGCTCTGCGGAATCGAGGCCCAGGATGATCTCGTCGAGGATGGCGTTCCACTCGGCCCCGTGGTCGTGCGAGCAGGTGCCGTCGGTCTTGATGGCCTCCTCGCACATCAGGTTGGCGGGGTAGCCGCCGCTCGGAGGGCCGTTGTTGCGCTTGTACTCCGTGACGACCTCGCGTGCGACCCTGGCGATGTAGTGGCCGCCATCGCTGGCGTCCCACGAGGACCACCCGCGACGGCCCCGCTGGAAGAACCAGCGCAGGCGACGCAGGTGCCACGGGAAGTCGAACGCCTCGCGGACCCGGTAGGGGATGAACGTCCAGTCCACCTAGCCGACCTTCTTCTTGTCCGTCGCCTTCTTCACGGCCTCGGGGTCGTAGGGCGAGACGTCCTTCTCGGGCCTGCCCTTGTCCGGCAGTTCATCGGTCACCACCAGCACCTCGCCGAGCGTGTACTCGCGCCGAGCGCCGTCGGCGAAGTCCACCACCACGGTCCCGAGCCAGCCCTTGCGGAGATGAACGGCGACGGTCTCGACGCCGTCCAAGACGCTCCCGTCCTCCGCGAGCACCTTCACGTCACGCACGCCCGACTCGATCATCACGTTGACCGTCATCGCTTGCCTCCTAGAGACTGACGCCCGTGTCACTGTAACGCTGGCACCCGTAGAGCGCCAAGGCCAGCGCCATCACCGTGTCGTCGTGCTTGTCCGCCCCCTCTGGAGCGCAGTAGCGGATGTAGCCGGACGGCATCTGCTTCCTCGTGAACTGGCGCAGCTCCGAGAGCAGATCCGGCTCGTTCGGCAGCGCGAGGTCGCCTTGGTCGAAGGCGATGATGAGCCGTTCGATGAGCGGGGTCTTGCTCTTCTCCGTGAAGACGAATGGGATGTGCGGCAGGCCCTCGCGCGACAGCTCCTCGCTAACCGGACTGCCGACGCCGCTCGCGTCGAGGATGACGACCGGCCTGCCGAGCTTGACCCATGCGGCACGGATCTTCTGGCGTTGCAGGGGCCAGTCGACACCCGTGAACCGCTCGTAGTAGGTCACGCGCTGCTTCCGGTCCATCCCCACGATCACGGTGAAGTCGTTGCTGCGAGCTAGGTCCACCCCCATCGCCACGGTGCGCCGCTCGCTGAGGCCGAGGCCCTTCGAGAGCACTCTCTCCAGCTTGAAGACGGCCCCCGCGTCGGAGAGGAACAGCGCGAGGATCTCCTGCGAGCGCACGAACTCCGACATGGCCGCCGCCTCGATGTCGAAGTTCTCGGCGGGGATGAACGGGTTGGCGTAGGACGGGATGCCCTGGAACACCGACATGCCGATGGACTCGTGCGTCTTGCGGCCCTCCTCGGTCCAGCCCTTCGCGTACTCCTCGTGGAACCAGTGGCCGACACCCTTCGGCGTCCCGGTGAGCAGGGCCGGTGCATGGCGGTCGATCAGCGTGGGGCGCAGCGACTCCTTCCATGCTCTCTCGGCGACCGTGCCCGCCTCGTCCACCCACAGCGCCAGCACGCCAGCGCCGACCAGAGACTCCGGGCGCTGCGCGGACTTGAACTCGACGCGGACGCGGTCGAGCAGCGTGATGTTGCCCGGCTGGTTGACCGTTCCGATCCTGCCCGTGATCCAGCCGCGCGGGGCATTGGCGAACAGCGCCTCCCATGCGCGAGCCGCGTGGTCGTACTGCGGGAAGGCGCACCAGATGAGGCCAGAGATGCCCTGCTTCACGGCCTCGACAGCGCGGTCGAAGATCCACAGGCTCGCCACCTGGGTCTTGCCGATGCGTCGGCCTCCTGGGAAGACCGTGATGTGCTTGCGCGAGGCGAGGACGCGTCGCTGGTAGAGATGGACCTTGGTGACCCGGACTCCCGGCTGCTGCGGCGTCTCCGCGAGAGCCGTGCCCGTGCTGCTCACGCGGCTATGGTACTACCGAGTCTCGAACTGTCCGGGCGTCGGCGTGGCGAGAGCGGCGCTGAACCAGGAGCCATCTGTAGAGTTGGGGGCGGTGGTCGTGAGCGTGTACGGAACGGGGGCCGCCGTCGAGTCGGTGTTGCCGTCCCATGCGCTACCAGAAACCACGATTGTCGGCGCGGGGAAGACCGGGTACGGGAAGATCGTCTGCGGCGGGTGGTTCGGCAGGTCCATGAAGTAAGTCGCGCCGCCCGGCTCGCGCGTGCACCATACCTGAGCGACGATGGTCTCCGTCGCCAGCTCGCTTCCGACGCTGTAGGGCTTGGCCTGGTTGTTGAGCAGCAGCGCCTTAAAGCGCACCCTGTCCCGCACCTGCGCCGTCCACAGACGCGCTGCGAACTCGATGAGGATGCGGTCGGTGATGTCCTCCGGCACCGCACCCATGACCTCGGGAACGACCAGCACGCGGGGCTGGCAGAGGCTCGCGCTGATGGGGTCGTTACGGTCGACGATGATGGCAACCCTGCGGAGGCCGGGCGCTCGGCCCCTCTTCATCACCTTCGCCTTCTTCGGCTCTGGCTTCGGCTTTGCCTCCGGCTCGACCCACTCGAACCTGCGAGCGCCCTCTTCCATCATGGCTCTAGCTCAATCCGCCGCTCACCGCTGCCGAGGTCGGGGGCTGGTCTTGGAGGCTTCGGTATCGCCTCGACCTTCGTCTCGCCGCAGGCGCAGATCCATTCCATCTCGTCACCGAGCCGCCGCAACTGAAGCCACTCGTGCTCGTGCTCCCACGTCTGGCAGATCATCTCGCAGGACGTCTGACAGCAGAGGAAGCAGGCGTTGGCACTCTCCTCGTCCACGTCCCTACGCCTTGATCGCCCTCAGCACGAACGCCAGCTTCTCGTCGTCCTCCTCGCAGAAGACGGTCTCGAAGTCCGCCTTGTACCAGGGCCGGAAGTCGCTCATGGGCGTCTTGCCCACCTGCCTCTCGTACTGCGACTGCGACAGGAAGACGAGCGTCCCCGAGGTGATGACCCTGCGGTGCGACGGGTCGCCCCACGCCCACATCGAGCGGTGGCTCGGGCAGATCCCGCAGAGGAATCCGCCCGGCTTCAGGACGCGCCAGTACTCGGAGAACTCAGCGAAGAACGCCCGCCAGTCCCCCTGCTGGCCGGTGTGCTCGAACAGCTCGTAGCCGTGGATCTCGTCGAAGGTGTCGTCGTCGAAGGGGAGGCGCTTCGCCAGCGGATGCCCGCGACCGGTGCCCGTCGGCCCGAGCCCGAGCCCCTCCAGGTCGAAGACCACGTCCGGCTTGTGGCCCGCGTTCATGTCGAGCGTCGTCAGGTTCTCCCATCCGGTCTGTCCGGCGAGAACCTGGAGACGCCGGTCGCGCGTCGAGCCGCAGCCGAGGAGTAGCTCGCGCCTCACGCGGCGCTCAGTCCACCGTCAGGTCGGCCGTCTCACCGTTCTGCGAGCAGGCGGCCACGGTGATGCTGCTGCCGAGCGCGATGCTCTTGCCCGGCTGGAGCGACTCGTCCGTCACGTTCGCCACCGTCGCGCCGCGCCGGAAGTAGGCGGTCTTCGTGGTGGCGTTGGCGATGTTCGCCGTCGCCGCGCTGTTCGTCCCGTACTCGTTTGCGGTCAGGGTTGCCATGAGCGTGTCCTCCCATCCGTGCCGTTCGGCCCGTGCGCTGGAATCTTACACCTAGACCAGCCGCAGATTCCCAGTCAACTCCCTGAGCTTAGCTCGCTGCCGCCCCTCAAGGACGAGACGCTCGCTCAGGTTCTTCGCCTCTTGGCGACGGATCTTCTCGCGTAGCGAGCGAATCGCCTCGCCATCCTTTCTGTCCTGCGCCTCTAGCCGACAGCGACCGCACGGAGAGCTTGACCTTTCAGGGCTGGCGTGTTCCGGCTTGAACGAGAGCGCCCTCAGCGAGACCCACATGTATCGCTCCCCGTTCGCCGTCAGCATCAAGCATCCCCAATCGTTACCGCTTGGGTGCATCCGCAGGAGCTTTCCGAGGCGAGGCTTGTCAGAGGTCGTCGTCGTCACCACGCCAAGCTCTAGGTCAAAGGCTCCACGGCGGCCAACATAGAAAGGGTAGACCTCGCCAAGCGTCACGTCCTCTGGTCTCAGGTAGCGACGGCCGCTCATATCTCCGTGCACCCCTCGCACAGCCTCAGCCCCTTCTTCTCCCCGCGCCCGTGCGTCTCGCGGTAGCGCACCCACTCCGGCGAGGTGTAGACCTCGCGGAGCGTCTGCTCCTTCAGGTCGCCGAAGACGACCTCGCCCTTCGCATCGAAGCAGCAGAGGCTCACCCGCCCGTCCCACAGGACCATGAGTTGCCCGAGCGCCCGGTGGCAGCCCTTCTGCTGGACGGTCCTGGCCTTCCACGTCGTCCCGGCCCAGTTGCCCTCGAAGTGCATCATCGGCTTCGTCCGCGCCTCAATCCACATCTGCGCGAAGCGGTCGGACTCGTCCCCGGTGAGCAGGTCCATGTTGACCACCGCCTTCGGGACGATCTTGAGGCGCTTGCAGGACTTGATGGCCGCCCGGACGTTCTGGACCACGCGCTCGTAGTCATCGAGCTTCATAATCTGCCAGCGCGTGTTCGTGCTGGCGGCGTTGATGGAGACCAGCAGCACCGACAGCCCGGCATCCTCCAGCGCCAGCGCCTTCTCGGGCGTCAGCAGGGAGCCGTTCGTGTAGAGCGTCGTCATCCAGTCCTTCCGGGCGTCGGCGATCTGCTTGACGCGCTCCACGATGCGCTTGTCGATCAGCGGCTCGCCTAGCCCCTGGAGGCTGACCTCGGCGATGTCGGGCCATGCGACGCGGTCGGCGGTCTCCGAGACGATCTTGTCGAAGAGCGCCTGCTGCATCACCCCCCTCGGGCGCTCCTGCTCGTCGATGGGGCAGAAGACGCAGTGCGCGTTGCAGTGGTTCGTCGTCTCGATCTGAAGCTGCTGTCTCACAGCTCGATTCTCCTCTCGTCCGCCAGCCAGTCTGCAACGACCCCGCCATCCGCAAAGACGACCGTGGGTTTGCGCGAGAAGCACCAGAAGCACTTGATCGGGGTGCCCGGCGCGGGGTGCGTCAGGTCCGGCAGCAGCGTCTCGTCAGAGCGCATCTGCCCCGTCTGCGACGGCAGGCAACGCCACGCCACCCATCCGCACGTCGGGCACTGGCGCTCGACGGCGAAGGCGTGAACCGAGGCGCGGCAGCGGTCGCAGTGGGGATACGCGCCGTTTTCCATCGCCGAGACCCGCATCGCATCTGCTCGGCTTCTCACAATCGAGCAGCGTTGAAAGCCGTCCGCGTGGACGTACTCGGACCTGATTCTGTCCGTCGGGTCCAGGGAGGTGCTCACGACCATGCTAGCCGCGCGCCCGCAGACCGGGCACCAGAGATCCTCGCGGAGAGTCATCGTGGGGGTCGCGGCAGGTCGTCGTCGTCGAACTGAAGCATCATGCCCACGGTCTTGCCGGTGGCGTACAGCTCTCCGATGATCTGGTGCAGGCGGCGGATCTCGTCGCGGGCCTCGCGCACCTGAGCCTCGGCATCCCGCGCTCGCTCGACCGCCATGTCGCGGTCCACGCGCAGGAACTCCGTCTCCGTCACCTTGGGTGCCTGGGGTATGCGGTTCACCTTCACCTTCATGGCGCATCCCTCGGAGGCAGCTTGATGTTCGGCGGCCCCATGCCGAGCCTGCTCAGGTCCACCAGCGCCCGATCCACGACCGCGTAGAGCCGCGCCTTCTGCTCGCGTAGCTCGACCACCATGTGCTCCAGATCCCCGACCTTCTTGCGAAGCGCCTTGGCCTCGGCAGCGAAGACGCGCTCCTGCTCGGTCAGGTACGGGTCGTTGCGTTCTGGCTTCTCGTCCTCGTCCTCGTAGGCCATCACTTGCTCCCAACTAGGAAGGCGAGTGCCCCTGCCGCAATCGCCGTCTTCACCGTGTAGGGGATGGTCAGGCCGAGGGTGTTCAGGCACCAGAGAACCACCAGCCCGACCAGCG